GCTTTACGTTATGGAGAAACTGAAAATACAAACGCGGGTATCCATGTTCCCGTGGCAGGACCGAAGTCGGCTCGTCTTGACGCAGCTCGTGGTCAATTCCTCCGAGCCAACTGTCCACGGCGAAGAGTCGGGCACGCGGGGCCAGCTTCGCCATATGAATAAGGCTCGCCCCCTTCCAGCTCCCGCACTCGATAATGGTGAGCGGCTTCGTTTCCTCGATGAGTCGAGCGAAAATCGGGTGATCTGAGTGCCATCCCTGATTGTCATCGGGCAGGTTAAGGTTTTCTACGCCTTCGTAGATGGAGGAGTCGGGAAGGGGACGGATCATGGAATCTGCTGGTTGAGAAGCGGGGACATTTGTTTCAGAAGTTCGGCCACCTGCTCCGGCTTGGCGTCGTTGTGCAACCGCCACTCCTGAGACAGCTCCGAAAGAATCTTCTGGTTATTCACGGGGAGGCGAACGCCGGATTCGTGGGGGACGATAAGATTGTTATCTATGAACATTTCAAATCCGGCGTCCCGGGCCAGCTTGCAGAAATAGAAGTCCTCCCCGAGCATCACGCTTTGGGAGTAGTCGGCGTCCTCTATGATTTCTTTAACTTCATTTAGAAGTTTCCAAGCGCTGTCTAGGTTGCCAACGGTTGCGCCAAGCAGCGCCTTAATCCGCTCAACCTTCCCCTGTCCTGTGTTCGGCCCAACGATCCCGTTCGGGTAGAACTCGAACATATTAGGCTTGGCCTTCTCCATCTGCGTCTCTCGGAAAACGTATTCGAGGTCGGGCCGGTTCTTCTTGATGCCCTCGAACACCCGCCGCTTCACCTTGGAAAAACCGAGGGGGATTTGCGCCATTGGAAGCAAGCCGTCCTCCCGCATCTTCGCGTCAGGATTAGCCGCCGCCCCATGCCACTGAGAGTTAAAGTTGTGGCCGACGTAAGCGCCGCCAACAATATCCACGTCGTGCGAAAGCAGCCGCTCGAACATCGCCAGCATGTAAGGAATGTCCTTCGATCCTAGGTCCACGTCCCAGCTCACAAGTTCATCGTCGCCCCGCTGGAGAAACAGATTCGCCCCCTCGTCCCGCGCCATCGCCACGCTCGTTCCCATGGTCCAAGCAAAGTCTATGGCGTATTTGGCGTTCGGCCCCTTGTTCAAGGAGGAATTGAGTAGGGCGATCAGGGAGCGGACGTAGTCGGTTGGCAAACCGCCCCTGACAGGCGAAAACACTAAGATGCGTTTCATTTCTTCTTTTTATTGGGCTTACGTTTTTTCTTAACCGGAATTTCGGGTGCGGGCTTCGTTTCTATCTTATAAATCTGTTGTATGTGATGCGTGAAATCCTTGCCGGTTTCGTACCCCTTGGCGTATCCGTCACGAAAACCCTGCGAGTATTCCGCAATGTGAAGTTCGGCCTCGTTCAAGGTTTCATGACCGCCCAAAAGCTTAATCGGCCATTTTTTCATTTGGTCGGCGTGGTCTTGAAAACGAGATGGCGCATATCAGCCAAGTGGCGTTCTGTCGCGGCTAGAGAACCAGCAGACCCCGAGCCTTCGGACGGACGGAATCCAACGCGCCACAATTCATCCATGAGGTGCTGGCACTCTTCATCCTTTAGCGAAAACATGGGTTGTTGCTCCACCCCTTCGTCTGCCGGAGTGAGTTGTTTCAACGTCAACGGAAGCGCGTAGGAGACCGTGCTATGGTCGGGAGAAAACGAAACGTGTCGGAAGTAGAACTTAACATCCCGCCAGAACGGTTCTCGTCCCAAGAAAATCTCTCGTATGTGACCGTGTGTGTTCATGCGAACTTTTCAGATAGGATACGGTTATACTCATCGCCCGTGAGATAGATGTTCATCGGGCAAATCGGTTCGGCCCACTCGATTTCCTCCTCCGTGATGAATCGGGGGCAAGTTTCCGGAACCCGAAACGGGAGGTGACTGAAAATAAACGCACCATTCACAGAGGCACGAAACTCAGCTTCGTGAACCTCGCCCCACTTGGTCTTCACGATATAAATCGTGCCGCTCTTTAGTTTCATTGGTAATGAAAATCGGGGAAACGATGATTCGTTCAACTTCTAAACAATCTTGCTACCAATCTAGAAGAACTTCTAATCATGCGATAGATGGCAAAAGTTACATTCGCCGACCAAGTTCAGCCAGGATTCGGAATCCCGTGGCGACCAGTGCTCACAAGGGCTCAAGTGGAGGGGTGGGACACCGAACGCCTTGCCCGCTACATCAAAATCCGTAAGGAAACGGAGGCTGGGGCGATCAACAACCCCGTGGGGCAAGGCTGGTCCCTCCCAATGTGGGAGTTGGTCATGGAGAATTGGACCAAGTACCAGAATATCGTTATCTGCGGGGGCAATCGCTCGTCAAAATCGGTGCTCGCGTCCCGCTTGTCTCTGTGGGCGGCAGCCACTATCCCCGAATCCGAGGTGCGATGCTACCACGTTAACGAGGATCGGAGTATTCAGGACCAACAGGCGATGATTTACGACGCGCTACCGGCCCAAATCAAGGCCCTACCCACAAAAAAGGGTATGCACCATAGCCTACAGTACTCCCAGAAAAACGGATTCACGGATAATATCTGTATTTTGCCCCCGCTTCCCGGTTATCGAAAGGGCGGTTCGATCAAATTCGGAAATTACCGACAATATCAGCAGGACGCCCAGATTATCGAGGGTTTCAAGGCACACGTTGCTTGGTGCGATGAAGAGTGCCCCCAGAAAATGTTCGAGACGCTGCAATATCGCATGGTAGATTTTCACGGGAGAATCATTTTGACCTTCACCACGCTAAACGTATGGACCCCGCTCGTTCAGGACATACTTGGGAAAACGCGCACCCTTAAAACAAAGCCCGTCCCAGAGTGGGCGGTTCCTAAGTTGGGCCGCATCCCGCTCCCCATCATGCAGGAGAGCCTGAGCCGCCCCGGAACGGTCATCTATTACTTCTGGACCGAGGATAACGCCTTCATTGATACGTCTGATTTTGTGGCGAAGATCAAAGACCGCCCGAAGGATGAAATACTAGCGCGTGCGTTCGGTATCCCCACCAAATCCATTACGGGAGTATTCCCCGGTTTCAACAAAGAGGTGAACGTCATCCCCCACGAAAAGCTTCCATGGCTCCCCGACAATCTAAAGAAGGACAAAAACGGAAAGGTGGTTCCGTACAAGGTGACGCGCTACATGTCCATTGATCCGGGCGGTTCTAAGAATTGGTTTATGCTTTGGGTTGCGATTGACGCCCTCGGAACGTGGTGGGTTTACGACGAATGGCCCGATTATGACGATTGGGCGCTCCCCGGAAACACCGCCGAGGGTAAACCCGGTCCGGCCCAACGTGGCTCCAAGAAGGGAATCAAGGACTACGTGGACATCATTAAGGACAAAGAAAAGGACGACGAGATTTTCGAGCGGTTCATTGATCCGCGTGCTGGAGCGTCCGAAAAGCAGGCCGAGGAGGGGGCAACGAACATTATGATGGACCTAGAAAAACAGGACATCACGACAATCCCCGCATCTGGCGTGGACATCGAGAACGGCATCCAGCTTTTGAACAACCTCCTCAGTTATGACGACAGCAAGCCAATCGACAGCCTGAATTCCCCAAAAATGTACGTTTCGGATCGGTGCCAAAACTTCATTTATGCAATGTGTGAGTACACGGGACAAGGGGGGCGCACCGAGGCGAGCAAAGATCCCATCGACGCGGCGAGGTACATTGCTGTGATGAACCCGGAGTTCATCGACTCGGCCAAAATCACGGATAAGATGGCATACGGGACCACGGGGAGTTATTGACATCCGGCCAACGAGATATAAGCGGTTCTGATACTAAACCGTGTCCTCATTCCCAGATAACAGCTCAGTTATGCCGAGCGCCGAGTTACAACTCGCGCCGGAAGGGGAGTCAGGCCCTAACTTTGAGCAGCTCAAGACCTCGTTCCAGACATGCGTTAGCAACAACGCGCCATACATCACGCAAGCTGCGCAGAACTACGCCGCCCGATTCGCTATCTGGTCGGGGCAGTCCGCAGACGGTAAGAAGCACTCACGCGGAGCCAATGGGCAAGTTGACGCGGTGCCGTGGGATGGTGCGAGCGACCTCCGAGTATATCTCATCGACAACCTGATTAACGACAAGGTGGCGATGATTATGGAGGCGATCAACAAAGCCTCTCTGGTGGCGCAGCCCGTCGAAGGTAACGACATCAAGCGGGCGAAGCAGGTTTCCACCTTCATGCGGTGGATGATTAAAACCCAGATGCCAGATTTTGAGCGGGAAGTAGAATTGCTCCTCCAGTATTTGCAGGAGAAGGGGGCTGCGGTGATGGGGCAGTTTTGGGAGACGAGTCAGGAGAAGGTTTTGACCTCCCTTCGGCTCACCGACCTTCAAGCACAGTTCCCCGATATTGATTTCCAGCTTCTTCTTTCCTCGGGTGATGTTGACGACTACCTCAAGTCACTTTTCGAGGAAATCTATGGGGTGAGCCGCGCTAAGGCAGCCAAGATGCTGCGAGAACTCACGAAAAGCGGCACGACTACTTTCCCGGTGGTTGGTCGGGAGCGGAGTTATCCGGTCATGCGAGCGTTCAGTCTCGACACCAATCTTTTCATTCCGCCCGACACGACGGATATTGAGCAGGCGACTGGTATTTACCGTGTGGAGTACTACACGCCGGAAAAGCTCCGCTCCAAGGTCAATACAGACGGTTGGGACAAGAATTGGGTGGAGAACGCGATTGCGACCAACAAGGGAAAGATGCTTTCGGTTACTCCGCAGGAGTACATGCAGCCCATGTCCCGCTCCTTTGTTTTCCAGCAGCAGCGGTTCACGGATAAAATCGGCGTCGTTTGGGCATACCAGCGTTTGAGCGATGAAGATGGTATTCCGGGTGTTTACCTGACGATCTTCAATCCCGACCTCCCTCCCTCGCAAGGTGGCGTGACGCAGAACGGCGAGAAATACGGAGCGCACAAGGGCTATGCGAGTTTCGGCCTATATGGCGATACGAACGGGCGTTATCCGTTCATCCTCTATCGGCGTGAGTACCTGAGCCGTAAACTGCATGATTCTCGCGGCCTACCCGAACCCCTAAAACCGCTTCAGGACACGATTAAGGCCCACAAGGACGCCCGAATCGACACGGCCAGCTACAACATCATGCCGACGTTGTATTATCCGATTGGTCGTCCTCCCCTTAAGCATGGCGCTGGCGCTCGTGTGCCGGAGCGCCGGCCCAATGAGTACCACTACGGAGACCCAATTCCGTTTGATAACACCACGGAGGAATCACTGAAGAATCTCACGAACGACGCGAGGGACTACGCCGGTTTCGCCAAGTCGGACAGCGACGAGCCAATCAACCCCACGAAGAACCAGGCCGAGATTAACAAAATCTTTAGTTCACTGGCTGGTTCTTTCCATCAAGTTTGGAACCAGTTTAAGAAGTACGGAAACGAGGTGACATATTTCCGCGTTGTCGGCGTCCAATCCGATGAAGCGACGGAGTTCCAGCGCGGCCCCGAGGACGAAGATTTCTACTTTGAACTCGTATATGATATTCGCAGTTCAGACCCAGAATATCAGGCCAAGAAGATCGACCGCATTATCCAGCTCGCCCAATCGGCGGATAGAACGGGCGCTGTGGATTGGACGGAAATGCTACAGGTCGGCATGGAATCCGAAGATCCATCCATTGCGGCCCGTGTGCTCCGTCCCGCCGAGGTCGGGGCCGAAGCTGTCATTCAGGAAGTGCAGGACGACCTTACAAAGCTTTGGGCTGGTATCGCGGTGAACGTTCGTCCGAACACCCCCCCGCAACTGGCAATGCAGACGCTCCAGAATTGGGCGCAGTCGCCGGACGTTGTGGCGCGCTATCAGGCTGACGAGGCTTTCCGCGAGCGCGTGGACGTTTACGCGCAGCAAGTCATCATGCTCCAAGAGCAGCAGGACAACAAGCAGATCGGTCGCCTTGGAGCGGTTCAGCCCACCCCTGTAATCGGTCCATCAGCCGTCTAACATGCCCAAGAAGTCAGCGGCCCAACAGGCCCGAGAAAAGCTCAAGTTGGACCGGATCAGGCTGGCGATGACGCCGCTTGTCGGCCTCCCGGAATTTGAGAAGTTCATGGGGCTTATCGCGGACCTGAAAGACGAAGCGGTGGCCAACTCCGTTTCCTTTGAGACGTGTGCCAGCGAAAGAAACTCCCTCGTTTCCAAGGGAGAGGTTTTGGCCTACCTGAACATTATTCAGGTTTATCAGGGCGAGGTTGAGAATCAGGAAGCCTTGGCCCGCGCCGCCCAAGAAGAACAGCATCCCGTTCAGTAGTAGCTGGTCTTATTTGGTTATTGACTGATAAGGCGTGCTTATTCAGTGCTTTTCTCACTGAAGCATCACGCTTCTGCAATACGTCCTCTTGGGACGAAAAACCATGTCGATAGAAACAGTCCAAACGGCTCCTGAACAGCCCGCGCAGGTGGCGCAAACGAGTTCTGAGAACAAAAGTTCCGGCAAGATGGGGATCAGTGATTTTGCAAAGATGCTCGCGGCCAAACAAACGGCCCCCGCACCCGCGCAGGTCGCTCCCACCGAGGCCACCGCTCCGGTAACCACCGAAGCAAAAACGGAGGAGGCCACCACGGCCCCTGTCACTGAGGCGACTACCACGGCGGCGACTGAAACGGTGCAAGCCGAGACAGAAACCACCACGGAAGAAGCTGAAGAGGTTCTTTCACCCGAGAATCATTCTCTCGACCCAAAGCTACAGGCTAAGATTGACCGACGCATCGGCAAGGAAGTGGCGAAGCGGAAAGCACTGGAGGCGGAGGTGGCATCTTTGAAGCAGCTTGTGACCGAAAGGCCCCAAGAAGTTGAAAAAGAGGTCCATGTTCCGGTTCCGGCCAACGTCCCGCTCGCTGAAATCAGTTCCCTCGATGCCCTCAACCAGTACAAGGAAAGTCTCGCCAACGACATAGTAGAGGCGGAAATGCTCCTCTATTCTGACTTCCCGCCCGAGGGGAAGCAGACCAAGTGGGGCCACATCACCAAGGACGCTCTAATCGCTGCCCTAACCCAAGCGAAGAAAACCGAGCGCACCGAGATTCCGGCCCGCGAGAAGTTCCTGAACACCAGAACCCAAGTGGCGCAGACGGCCAGCGAGGAATTTCCCTTCCTCAAAGACCCGACGCACCCTGGCTATCAGATGGCGAAACAGGCCCTGCGGGATAATCCCGTACTTCGTGCCTACCCCAATGCTGAATATCTGGTGGGACTTATGGTTGAAGGTCAGTTGGCGTTACAGGCTCGCAAGACGGCGACGGCTAAACCCGTTGTCACCAAACCGAAGCCAAAGCCAACTGCAGGCCAGTCGGAAATCGCGTCCGATGCGAGCATTACCCGTGCCCCCACGGGATTGATGAACGCCCAAGCTTTGCAGGCCGAGAGAACGAACGCCACGGGTGGCAAAAAGAGCTTAAACGGCAAGGACTTTGCCAAGCTCCTCGTAGCTAACCAACGGTTTCGTAACTCTCAATAACATGGCTATTGCAACTACTTATAACACGGCAGGTGATCGTGAAGACCTCACGAACGCGCTGACGATTCTCACCCCGGAGGACTGCCCGAAGCTCTCGACGTTCTCCAAGTCCACCGACGCATTTAATATGCTTCACGAGTGGCAGATGGACACCCTCCTCCCCGTCTCTTTCCCGGGCGTGGTTGAAGGTGCCGACGTTTCCAGCTTTACCGATCAGGTCGCCCAGCGCGCCCGCGTTGGTAACCGCCAGCAGCTTTTCAGCCGCACTTGGGCCGTTTCCCGGTCCCAGCTCGCTTCTGACCCGGCTGGTGTGACCAATGAAATGGCCAACTCCAAGACGAAGGCCATGCGCGAAATGAAGCGCGATCAGGAGGCCATGATTGGCTCCGACAACGATCTTCAGGTCGGCACGGGGTTGGTTCCGTCGAAGTGCCGCGCCCTCGGCAAGTGGATCTCCACTTCCCCGGGTTCGGACGTTCCCTCGATCTACACCACCCCGTCTGCCTCGATTTCCACGGCCACCTCTGGTGCGCTGACGGAATCGGGCTTCAACGACGTTTACCAGTCGATCTTCCAGCAGGTCGGCGGTCGCCGCAACTACACCCTGTACGCCGGTCCGACGCTCAAGCGCACGATCTCCAAGTTCCAGCGCAACGCCTCGGGAACCACGGCCACTCAGGTGTACCTCGTCAATCAGGACGCCACCCAGCACCAGATTGACCTTAACGTGACGATCTACGAGGGCGACTTCCATCATGTCGTCATCGTGCCCGATATGTTCAACGGTCTCGTGGATGGTGCCAATCCCGGCGTCGTCACGGCCCAGCAGCAGAATCGCGGCTACGTCATCGACCCGGACCTTGTGGGCATCTCCTACATGTACGGCGTGGAGTCGCAAGACCTCCCCGACTTCGGAGGTGGTCCCAACGGTTACCTCCGTTGCTCCCTCACGCTGGAGTGCAAAAACCCGCTCGGTCTCGGCAAGTTCGCCGGTGCCAGCTAACCCAAGGAGACACCTACAATGGCTTCCTACGCAACCACCCTCACGGCGACTCTTATTTCTCCCCTTAACGACATCGAACGTCTTAACGGGTTTAATACGAAGTTCGTCATTCCGTACACGTTCGTCGCCCAGGCCTCGGCCACCACGGCTACGGACGTTGTTACCGTAACGCTTGGCAATACTCCCGCCAAGTGGATGGTCGATAATGCCCGCGCCGTTATCACGACGGCGTTCCCAGGCACCGGCACTCAGACGCTGACTGTTCAGGTCGGCTCTACGTCCAGCATTGCTGCCTTCATCACCGCTCAGTCCGTACTTGCGACTGGCGCGCTCGGTGAAGCGGCTAACTTGGACACGCTGGCCAACGCTACGGGCACCTCGGCGGTTTCGCTCGTTGCGACGTTCACCAACGCCGCCGCCAGCTCGCCCTCGGCCATTACTGCCGGTTCCAT